CCTTGTTTTCATCATAACACATATTCTTCAACCAGTTAGGAATCTTTCCATTCAACTGCGCCACCTCTATGCTCTTGAACTTGATGTAGTTCTGCTTCTTTTCCTTCTGAATCCTGCGTACAAAAGCATAGTAGATTATCTGTGTGAAATAAGAGAACGGATTCTTTGATTTGGTTGGATCGAAGTTCGCAGCATACATCAGGCAGTTTTCTATCCCGTCACCAACCATCTCTTCCCTATATGGGTAGTTGATAAAGTTTGGTCTATAAGACAGCCTCTCTGCAATGGCTAGAAAACATTTTCCAATGTATTCTGTTACTGGTGGCTGCGGTTCTTTATTGCGCTTTGCTTTTCGGCAAGCCTTTTTCCACTTTACCATCTCTTCGTAAAATAACTTGTTGTCTATGTAGTGACTACTTGTGTCTTCATTTGCCATCAACTTCTCCTTTTTCTTCTTGTGGAAATCATACACCCTTTATCGACAAAGTAAAGCGTGGTCATTAGATTTCTTTAAAAAGGTCTTGACAGATGAAAACGAGAATGGTAACTTGACTGTGTTGAGTTTGATCAAGAAATGTATCTAGAGATTACCAGTGATTACAGATAGTCTTTAGGATCTGGACTCCAATCACGGAAACTATTTCCCCAAGTTTCCTTTCCACTCTCACCCAAGTCGCCTACCTCATCCTTTTCGGGTGAGTTTTTTCTTGGCTTGTCGTCCACATCATCTTCTAGATCATCATCGTCAATATCATCGAATCTGTTGCCAGCATCCATGAGATCATCAATGAATCCTTCCTCTACGAGATTCTTGAACATCTTGCCAGGAATCATGAAGTTGACAACAACCATGTCCTTGTCCTTGCCTAGTTGAGAGTTTAGATTTGCTGGTAGGTTTGAAATATCATCAACCAGACTTGGTGGAATCCCAGCAACATCTGTCATCTCCTTGATGAGTTTGTTCATTTCCTCTTCAAACTCTTTCTTTTCTTCTTCGGTTGCTTCCTTTTTTGATTCCACTGACTGCTCTGTTTTGTTCTTCGGTGTATCTTCGTTGGTCTTGTATCTCTCGTATGCCTCAACCACTTCCTTCGCTGGCTCCATCTTGATTCCAATCCAGTTGTTTGGAATGGTGACTTCATTGGAGTCAGTCCTACCGATCCAGTTTTCCATGACCGATGCAGCCCTAAGCACACCAGTAACATGATCCATGAAAGGAACCTGTCTGATCTGCATGGGTCTAAACACTTTGACTCCATTGCGATTCTTGGAGATTATGGTTGCTACTATCTCCTCACCAGACCTCAACTTGATCAAGATGTAATCCTTCATAAGTGGTTCTCCATCTTTACTAGAATCGGCCTGAACTCGAATCTTTCCGACCGATATATCTTTATGCGTTCCGAGAAATGACGAAGAGTGTGGTTTTTCTTTGTTTTCCATGATAGATCATCACCTATATCGTACAGTTTTGCGAACTCTTTGTGTTCCGAGACTCTCAACTGCCTTCCAATGGATTGAAGAACGCGAATCCTTGACTTACTTGGAGAGGCGAATATGATGTTGTGAAGACGCTTTATTGATATACCCGTTGAGAATGTTCCATACGAAGCGACCACAATACAGGAATCGTTCTCTTCAAGTATCTTTCTTACCTTCTCTCTATCCTCTGCTGTCGTACCTCCATGCACAAAAAATGTCTTCTTGTCCGCTTTTGAAACCAGATGATGAAGATATTTTCCGTGCTTCTCGACATACTGAAATAGTATCAGTGTGTTTCCCTTCAACCTGTCTGCAAGATCTGCTATGAACTGATTTCTCTTGTCATTGTGAATCAACCACAGCATCTCATCACTATAGGTATACTTGCTGACAGCCTTCCTATCTGCCTCGCCATATTGTAGCAATATAGCGTCTATTTTCAAATGAGATAAAATGTTCTTGTCAATGAGTTTCTTTGTGGTAGTTACATGATAGGACGGACCAAATAGACCTTCGATTATCAACTTATGACACTGCATTCCATCCAATGTTCCAGTTGTTCCGATCCTATATTCGCAGTTGTTGAGTTTCTCCATTATTCCGCTGAGAGACTTTGCCTTGAATAGATGGCACTCGTCGCCAAAGACAACCGAGAACTGATCGAAAAATGAACGCGGCATCTTGAACACGGACTGCCATGTTGTGATCACAACCCTTTTATCGGTTTCCTTGTCTTGACCAGCATAGATGGCGTGGCAGTTCTTTGAGGTCTTCCAATCCGTTCCCTTGGCATATATCTGAAAGTCAGATTCCATTTGAGTGACAAGACCAACCGTTGGAACAACGATCATTATCTTTCCATCAGTCTTCTCAAGATAGTGACGCATGAGCAGATAGATGACCATGGACTTTCCGCTTCCAGTAGGAGAGACTAGAAGTGTACGAGATGATTCCGATGCCTTTATTATGGCATTCCTCTGATGATCGTGTATGCTTTTGATACCAGATGCCTCTCCAACGCAACGAGAAAACAGAGTGTCTATTTCCTCTGATGAAAGAGGGTGGTGGTTTGATGAAGATAGATTGTTCTCTACACGATAGCCTCTGTCGGAAGCGAACTTCGTTACATAGTTCTTAAGACCTTTGTAGATCGTGGCCTTGCCTATGTTGTAGAGTTTGATCTCGCCATTCCACTTGGACTTTCGGAAGCGAGACATATATTTGTGGTTTGGAACCTTGAAGGAGAAGCAATCGCTCAACTCCTTTGCGGTTCCGCGCTCACAACGCACACGGATGAATACTGAATCAACATCTTCCAGAACCAATGTATCCATGCAGATATTTATGGTTCTATGTCTCTCCCATCGAAACGAATCTTAAACTCTCCTTCGTTTAGTACTTTGCCATCATATAGCAAATACTCCACACCAGCACCCTCAAGGATATTGACTCCAGTTTCGCATCTGCTTTTCCATCTATCAGGAATCATGTCCCAGATGGTCTTGTGTGCCACCACTCTGCGGATTCCCGACATCACGATTGCCCTCGCACAATCAGGGCATGATGCAAATGGACAATATAGATGGGTGTTCAGCGTTGTCAACCCCTTGCTTACACAACGGAAGATCACCGATCTCTCTGCGTGTTCGATATAATCGTATTTGGACTGACCATCTGATTCCCTGATGGATGCATATCGATTCACATCAGCCGCTATGATTCCAGAAGATGGGAATACGATCAAGGCTCCGTTCTGTGTGTTCGGATCCTGACTTCTTGCCTGAGCATGGATGTATGCCTGACGAAGATAGACTCGGTGTATTCCTTCAGTTACTATCTTCATGATCCACTCATAAACTTCTTCCATTCGATTGCAGACTTGATATCCCAACCTCTGCGACCAATGGATTGGAGTACCGATTCAAGGTACTTTACCTTTTCCTTGAGATAATGAACCCTGGCCTCCATGCGAAGAAGATCCTTGTCGGACTCCAGATATACATCTATGTCTGTTCTCAGGATCTTCAAGCCAAAAGGTTGCCAGCCCTTCTCGTTGAGAGTCTCTTGGTCCAGTTTGCCAAGATAGTATTCCCACTTGAGGCGACGGAGTTCCTTCTGCTCAATGAGATACTTGTGCAGCACAAGCGATTCATCGTGCAGTATATTGAGATACTTTCCGTGCAGTTGTGGGGTCTTTAGAGATTCCAGGTCGAGATTAAGATCATCGATCTGCATGTCCTTCTCGACCATCTTCTTGATTGTTTCGATGTCCATGGTGAATATTCTACGATAAAACAATCAACGAGTCAAGTAACATCCTCTATTTCAAATGATTCATATGTGAATGTTGCTGACACAGATACTGGTTCTGGTTCATTGAGTGCAACACTAAGATCGAAACCATCCAGTGACACGGGAAACAACTTCTTGAAAACAAATCTCTTGTTCGGATTCTTTGCGCTATTCAGGCAGTGAATAGTTCCTTCGGAATAGTAGTTGTTTTCATTCCGCAATATCTCAGTGAAATCTTCAAATGGGACAATGGATCTCATCCACTTGTATATTTCATTCCAGTTGGCGAACTCTTCATCGACTGCAAAGTTAACTCGCAATGGATCTAACTGAATGGATGAACCTGGAACGTGGTGAGGTAGCATTCCTGTTTGTACGGTGACTTCACCGATTGATACTTGTGGTATGTTGACAGACGAGCACCAGAAAGTTACATTTGGAATCCGTGTCAATGTGAACTTAAAGTTCGTATTTTGAAACGCATTGACCGTTTCTGGTTGTCTCCGAAGAGCATTGTAACTAACGCCTTCGTCGTTGATGGCAGCAGCGTTTACCTGTGATGAATCGTATTCGTCGCTCATGTCTATATGTATCCTTAAAAAGAAAGTCGGGGGGATTTCTCCCCCCGACCTCTACCGATTATTTTCAGTCAACTATTAGGCACCAGTGACTGCATTAACGCCGTGGAGGTTGTCCACGCGGAAGATGCGGTAGTACATGTTTGCACGATAGTTGTTGGAGACTCCAACATTGGTTGTGTTGACGAATGGATTGACTGCCATGCCGTAACGGGTCTTAAATCCGATCTTTGGCTGGAAGGTCGCATCGTTGATTGCACGAACCATCTGTAGTGGGATGTATGGGCAGTAGAAGAGACCAGCATCGTATGGCGAGGTTCCCTTGTATCCAACACAGACGAAATCGCGCGCACTTGCATTGATTCCGACTGAGGAATAAGGATCGACATAGACCTTGATCTTGCCATTGAGAACACCAACGAAGGTGTTGCCAGTGTCATCTACATCAAGATTGACATTGAGTGCTGGGCTGATGTTGAGGAATCCACCCATTGCGAGGGCTGATGCAACATCGGCAGAGCAGATGATGAAGTTGCCCTTACCACGACGGGTATCCTTGGCGATCACGTTGGCTTCACGCTCAATCTGGAACATGAGACCACGGAACTTCTCAGCAGACCAACGGCCATCGGAGTCACGGATGAGGTCATAGACTCCACCAGGAGTTGTTAGAGTTACACCAACATTACCTGTATTCAAGAAGGTATAGGTGTTACCCTTGTAGAAGAGATCGCTGTGTTGGCAACCGAGTTTGGCTGTGGCGTAGATCGAACGAACGACTTCGCGATTGATTTCAGCAAGGATTTCCGTGCTGAGAATGTTTGCGAGTTCGGTCTCAGCGTCGAGGCCATGGATAGCCTTGAGATCCTGAGCGAGTTCGATTGTGTACTCTGCCTTGAGAGCGCGAGTCTTGGCAGTTACTGATGCACGGTCGATTGTGAATGCCATGGTGTTGAAATCACCGTTGACAGACTCACCGAGACCTTCACCAACTTCACGGCTCATTCCACCGAATGGTTCCCAACCGTAAGATCCGCCGATACCAGAGGCAGTAACTCCGAGGAGACCGTGTAGTGGATCGCCAATAAATGTGCCTTCTCCAAGGCTGGCGCCACTCTGTGATGTGAGACCTGAGAAGCGAGTAAATGCTTCATTGAACAATGCTTCGGGTCCGCTTCGATTTACATAAGTGGACTTCATTGCGAAGACGAGTCCAGTTGGCGAGGTCATTGGCTGAACCGATGCAACATCATATGCCATGAGATTTGGCATTGCGCGACGAACGAGCGAGATGAGGATTGGATCATAACCTGCGAGTCCTCCATTAGCACTACCGTAAGAAAGTGCATTGTTTGTTGCGGAAAGAGTGTTTGGACCAGCAGCATCTTCGCGGAGAGCCTGCTCCTGATTCTCAAGAAGGATTGCCGTGACTGCACGGCGGTAGTTGTCCTTGACTGGAGAGAGGCTGTCATGCTCTATGACTGGCTGCCACTTCCTTTCAAGTTGTTCGACTAGACTGAATGTTCCCATTGTATTCTCCTATTAACTTTCTGAACAGATTTACCTGTTCTTTAGACCTTTGCGTGACAATGCAGATGTGTAGTGCTGCATGATTGGACTGACTGGTGCTGTTTCCTCAGCAAGTTCCTGCTCCTCATCACCGCTGTCAAGGACTACCTCTTCGATGAGGTTCTCTGTGACTGGAGCGGCTCTGCGAACACGGGCATTGCCAAAGTATGATTCCTTGAGTACTGAGAGTTTCTCTTCGAACATATCCTCGGAGTCGAACTCAATGCCCTCTGCAAGAGTGCGGAGTTTCTCGACCTGAGTATCTGCGAGTCCATCGCAGTGTGATTCGAAGATATCGTCGCAGCGAAGAGCAAGGATTTCCTTACGGAGTTCCATGTTCTCATTGACTTGGCTATTCACCTCATCGCGGAGTTCCTCGTTCTCATCGGAGAGTTCATCCATGAGATCGATCTTCTCTTCTGGAACCTGAATGTAGTTCTGCTCAAAGAGACCCTTCATTCCCTGTAGGAAGTTCTCAGCGATCTCAACCTTGATCTCGCTCTCAAGAACGAGACGGTTTTCCTTGACCCACTCCTCAGCGATGTAGGAGATGTAGTCATTTACGCGGCTTGAGAGTTCATCAAGGATCTTCTCGGTGTTCTCTTCGATTGTCTCTGCATATGCTTCCTCAAGGCGATCAACGATTGCGTCGTAACGCTCGTTGATTGCAGCCTCAAAGATTGCAACAGCCTTATTCTTGAAGTCCTCGGAGAGTTCCTCGCCGTCAAACATGGCGGCAATATGCTCGCTCATGGTGAAGTCGGTCTTATCAGGAATCTTTGCCTTGCCCTTGAAGCCTTCCTTGGAGGCAATGGTTGCCTTGTTCTTGGCAGACTTGTCCTCTGGCTCGGGGAACTTCTTGATCTTGCCACCACCGAAGTCGGTATTGGTATCGCTGGTTGCAACAACCTCGTACTCCTCGGTGACATCATCTTCGAAGTCTTCTTCTTCCTCGTCGGAGAACTCTTCGTCCTCTTCCTCGTCTTCAAAGACCTCTTCATCTTCTTCCTCTAGTGGTTCTTCCTCATCAGGAATCTCTTCCTCATGAATTTCGTCAGAATCCTCAAGGATCTCTTCTTCTTCGTAGAACTCTTCTGGCTGTGGCATCAGAATCTCCTTTATCTTCCCATATGTATAAAACTTAAAGTTTCGATATGAAGTCCTTGAAGACTTCCAACTTTGCTTCTTCTAAATGTCTTGATGAGGCATTCTTGATGACCTTCTTGTACGAAGAGATGGCCTTTTCCTGAAGAATGCCGTTGTTCCAGACCCATTCCTTTCCTTCCATGATGCCGTTTACAAAGGCATTTGGAGCGGATGGATCGGCAACGATATCTACCGTTGCGAGACTGAAGTCCTCTTGAACTTCATTCACGCCATTTACTTGCTTTAGTGAACCCATTCCACGGGACGAAACGCCAAGGCGCACACCCTCATCGATGAGGTTCTTTACGATGTTTCCGAATGGAGTATCAAGAATCTTTGCCTTACCATAGACTACAGTTCCATCCATCTTCATTTCCTTGATGATGTGTGAAACACGGTCAAGGTTGAGGCTTGGTCCCTGTGGGTGGCCCAGTTCTCCAAGAGAACGGCTGTTCTTAATGTACATGTCATTGTACTTATCAACCTCACGCTCCATGATGGCTTGAGGATAAACTCTGCCATTCTTATTGACCTGCTCGGATTCCATGAACACGCCGCGAATAAAATAGTTCTTCTTGCCGTTGCCAGCGTCTTCAGCAATGGTCTGAATGTTTGTTTCGTTGTGTTCTGTGATCAGTAGCATGGATTCTCCTTAGCGATACTTACCCTTGTTCTTCGTCTTTGCAGCCTGTGCTGGTGTCATCTTTCCCGACTTGACTGCGGCATTGATGCGGGAGCCGAGGACTTCATCCTTTGGCTTTTCAACCACTCCATCCTTGTCATAGTCGGCCATCTCGTCAAGTTCCTCGTCGCAGTTCTCGCAACCTTCAAAGACTTCCTGAGCAACATCTCTACGAACATCATCTATATGATCGGATGCTGTGGAGAATAGAAGTTCGTATGTGAGTTCCTTTGCCGAAACAAAGTCCTCGTCCGTGATTGATCGAATAAGATCTCTTGAAATGCTCATATAGTTTCTCCTGGTTCAATATCTATCATTTCTATTTGCTCTGTTTTGCCTGTTCCTCACCGCCACCCATCTGTGCTTGCATCTGCATCTGAGCCTGTTGCTGCTGCAACTGCTGCTGCATCTGTATGTCTCCAGTCATCTGTTGTGTGGTGACGGGAGTTGCTATCTGAGTTGGTATGGAGGTATCTGGATTCTCTGCCTTGTCCTGTGCGACCTGTTGTTCGATATCGAATATCTCCTCGTCGGTCATTCTGAGAATCCTCTTCTGAATGAACTCCTTGGAGAAATACTTGCCGAGATACGGATCCGCAGCATTGACAATATTCAATCGGTTGTTGAGAATCTCGTTTTCCTTAGACTCGGTGAAGTAAGAATCCTTGCGGAAATCGAAGCGGATCTTTGGATGTAGATATTCCCAATCATCCTTTGTGATGACTCCCTTGAGCAGGAGTTGTGTTCTCATGAGGTCAAGGAAAAGTTCCCCGAACTTCTTGCGGAGTCTTTCTACGAATCGGAAGAACTTCAGTTCATCGCGGGTGATCTCTGCCTGACGGCCCATGTTGAAGCCGTTCTGATCGGTCTCAAGTCGAGACGATGGAACATTTAGAGACTTGTACAACTTCTTCTGAAAGTACAGAACATCGTCCATCTGTCCAAGATTCTGACCACCTGGTAAGGTGGAGACTTCGGTTCCTTTGCCACCCTCACGGCGAGGCATCCAGAAGTCCTCAAGCATGGTCATGTGCCTACGCTCGTCCTTCAGTTCTCCTGTGGATGCATCATAGACCAACTTGTTGCGATAGCGGTTCATGATGTCCTTGAGATACTGCTCGGCCTTGTTCTTTGGAAGATTACCGACATCGATGTAGAATACCCTGCGCTCGGGTGCGCGAGATAGTCTGTAGA